GGATCCGATCACACAACAAGTTGTCCTTGCCACTGCTGGAGCGGCGGGTGCTGGTGAAGCGACGTATGTCGATGATGTGTTTAGCGCCTTTTTGTATGAGGGCAACGGTAGTGCGCGAACGATTGCCAATGGAATTGATCTGAGTGGTGAAGGGGGATTGGTATGGATTAAGCAGCGCACTAGCAGTTTTGAACATGCGCTCTCTGATACAGAACGCGGCGTACAAAAATATCTTCGATCAAATACTAATCAAGACGAAACTGATCGTGCTCCTTCAGGAGATAACGATGCAATAAGCAGCTTCAATTCTGATGGATTTTCTTTAGGTGGAAGCTTAGGAGTTTTTAACGCAAGTGGCCACGACTACGTCTCTTGGACCTTCCGCAAAGCGCCGGGATTCTTTGATGTTGTAACTTGGACAGGAAATGGTACATCTGGAAGAACCATAAACCATAATCTAGGATCAGTTCCTGGGATGATTATTGTTAAATGCGTAGAGTGGGATGGCACTAGCTGGGCTGTTTGGCATAGAAGTTTGACCAGCGGCAAGGTTTTATTTTTAGACACTACTGGCGCAGAGGCGACTCAAAGTTATTTTCCATCTCAACCAACTGCCACTAATTTTACTATAGGCAGTTCGGCTCAAGTAAATACATCATACGGATTTAATTATGTTGCTTATGTCTTTGCCCACGACGATCAATCGTTTGGAACGGATGAAGACGAAGCGATTATTAAGTGTGGATCTTACACAGGCAACGGAAGTACTGATGGGCCTGAAGTCAATTTAGGTTTTGAGCCGCAGTTTCTGTTATACAAGAATGTTACCCAGGCTTTAAACTGGGAAATGATTGATGTCTGGCGTGGAATGCCGCGTGGTACGTCAAGCGATTACATGAAAGTTTTAAAACCTAACACTGATGCAGCTGAATCTACAGATTTTAGCACATATCCAACATCTACAGGTTTCAAGATTACTAACAATGGTGGGTCCAATAATGCGTCTGGCAATACATACATTTACATGGCAATCCGCCGTCCGCATAAGCCGCCGACTGCTGGAACGGATGTGTTTAAGAGTGTTTTACAAAGCACGCACCCGCAAACAATAAGCGTTGGTTTCCCAACTGATTTAATTTTTACCAGAGACAATACCAATGCAAGTAATAATTATTTGGTTCCAAGGCTGACAGGGCGATACTTAGCAACAGATTTAACAAACGCAGAGGGTAGCGGGTCAAGTTTTCTGTTTGACTTGCAAAATAGCTTTAGTTTTGGCACTTGGTGGGGGTCCGGCACAGTAATTAACTATTACTTTAAGCGTGCTCCAGGCTTCTTCGACGTGGTGACTTATACCGGGAATGGCAGCGCCCGCACTATCGCTCATAATCTGAGCAGTGTGCCTGAGATGATGATTTTTAAGACAAGAAGCGACAGTTCTTCTTGGATTGTTTACCATAAAAGCACAGGAGCGGCGAATTTTTTAGTTCTTAATGACGTTGGCGGCGCTACCACCGCTTCTGCGGCGTTTAATGATACTGAACCGACAGCCAGTGTTTTTACGCTTGGCAACGGTGCGGGCGTGAATGGGAGCACCAAAACCTTTGTGGGCTACCTCTTCGCCAGCCTTGATGGCATAAGTAAGGTTGGCAGCTATACAGGCACAGGCAACGACGTTAATGTTGATTGTGGATTTACCGCAGGTGCTCGTTTTATTCTTATTAGACGAACAGATAGCGGTGGTTGGTACGTGTGGGATTCAACTCGCGGCATCGTTAGCGGCAATGATCCTTACTTCCTTTTAAACGTCGGCAATGCGCCTGTAACTAACACTGACTACATTGACCCACTTAATGCCGGGTTTACAGTTACTTCATCAGCCCCTGCTGCCCTTAATACCAGTGGTGGCACCTATCTGTTCCTTGCCATCGCCTAATCATGGAAATCCGCAACCGCTCCACTGGTGCTCTCACCACCGTCAGTCAATTTAAGGCTGAACATCCCAATACCAGCTTTCCTAAGCAGATTACAACTGCCATTCTTGACAGCTACGGCTATGACGCTGTGCTGAATGGAGCGGCAGCGACAGTGACGGCTCCTTATGGCGTCAGCACCCGTGATGGCGTTGAGCAGATTGATGGCAAATGGTTTACCAAGTTCATTGCTGGTCCGGTCTTTACGGATACCACTGATGAAGAAGGCAACGTCACCACTGCTGCTGACAACGAAGCTGCTTACCGCGCCAAGGTGGATAGCGATGTTGCCGAAAGGGTTCGGGCAGATCGCAATGAAAGGCTTGCGGCTTGTGACTGGACCGTGCTGACTGACAGTCCTTTGACGACGGCTAAGAAGACGGAATGGAAAGCGTATCGGACTGCCTTGCGTGACATTAGTGCAGCTGACGGTTTTCCTCATACGATGACTTGGCCTGAAGAGCCGTCCTGATGCAACGCCCAGACCCGATGATCGCCGCTAAACCTGGCGCGTCTGACGTGCAGGCTATGGCGGCTAGAGCGCTGTGGCTTGAGGAATTGTTTTTCCTTGATGGGCGCGACATGATCAGTCATCCGCAGCATGGTCTGTTTACTGGCTTGGCTCTGAAGTATCAGAACTTGGACTCAACTGACGGCTATTGATGGCCAAAACGCTAAACGGTGAAACTTTTGTCCAAAGCCGTCCTAAAAAGACGCGCCAAGGCAACGGTCAGCACTCGAAGGCGTCCCATGGCCGCAAAAAATACAAGGGCCAAGGCAAGCGATGAGCGGTAAGCTGGAGTCGTTATAGTGTTTCCGGGGGGTTAGCCATGAGCATTGATCCTGGGACGTATAACTTCGCAGTCCAGCGCCGTGCTGATTGGAGCGTTTTGCTGCAGTTTAAGGACAGCAACAATGACGCGATCAACCTAACTGGATCGACTGTCGCTGCTCAGGCGTGGGACAAGGCACGCGCCAATAAATACGCGGACTTTGGGATTGCCTACACAAGTCGGTCTAACGGGCAGGTGACGATAAGCCTGTCTGACACAGACACGACTTTGTTTCCAGACGAGCTGTACTACGACGTTTTGGTCACAGACAGTGCAGGCCGCAAGGACTATTACCTTGAGGGAGTCATCGTTGTTGAGGAGGGCTACACGACATGACAGCTGTCAACGTAACGAACGTCAAGAATAAAGTTGCGGTCACAACGGATGGAACGACAACGATTGTCACTGCAACAACTGCGGGGCCGCAAGGCCCTCCAGGCGATTTTGATTTAAACCAGTCCAGCAAGGTAGACAAATCGGTCATTTATTACGACCAATCAGCCGATACTTTTAAGGCTGATGCTGTTTACACTGCTGACACTCTTACGGATGGCGGGTCGTTTTAGACGCCCATCTTTTTACGCCTGGATTTTCCCACCATCCTTGAGTCATGTCTAACACTATTCGGATCAAACGCCGCGCCTCTGGCTCGGCTGGAGCACCATCTTCGCTGGAAAATGCGGAACTTGCTTTTAACGAAGTAGGTGACGTTCTTTACTACGGTAAAGGCACAGGTGGTTCTGGCGGTTCTGCAACAACTGTTGAGGCCATTGCTGGTTCTGGTGCGTTTCTTGCACTTAGCGGAACGCAGACTGTTGCTGGCAGCAAGACGTATTCAGGCACCCTGATTGCGCCTACGCAAAGCTCTGGCGATAGCTCAACCAAAGTTGCAACCACCGCCTATGTGCAAGGCGAAATTGGTTCGTTCATTACTGGCAACCAGACAGTCACCCTTAGTGGAGATGCTTCTGGCTCTGGCACCACAGGCATTACTGTCACGCTGGCAAACAGCGGTGTGTCTGCTGGCACGACCAGCGGCATCACTGTTGACGCCAAGGGTCGCATCACTGCGATTACTGGTCTGGCTGCTTCGGATATTCCGGCACTGACTGCTGCCAAGATCAGTGATTTTGACACCACTGTTCAGGCAAACCGTCTCGACGAGATGGCTGCACCAACCGGTGCCGTTGACTTCAACAGTCAGCGTATTACTGGCGTTAGCGATCCTACTGCTGCCCAAGATGCAGCTACTAAGGCTTACGTCGATGCCGTAAAAACTGGCCTTGATGTCAAGGACAGCTGCAAGGTTGCGACGACTGGCAACATCACATTGTCTGGAACGCAGACGATTGATGGCGTTTCAGTTTCTGCTGATGAGCGCGTCTTGGTCAAAGACCAAACAGATGCCAGCGAAAACGGCATTTATGACTGTAAGGCTGGTGCCTGGGCACGTTCCAGCGACTTCGATTCCAACACTGAAGTCACATCTGGTGCGTTTACATTCGTTGAGCAAGGCACTGTCAACGCAGATGCTGGCTTCGTTCTGACAACTGACGGTTCAATCACCGTTGGTACAACTGATCTGGCCTTCACCCAATTCTCGGGTGCTGGTGCGATTAGTGCTGGTGATGGTTTGTCGAAGAGCGGCACCACCATTTCTGCTGACCTCAAGGCCAACTCTGGTCTGGTTATCAGCAGCGGTGAGATTGCTCTGGACCTTGATGCTTCTGGCATCAGCGGTTCTCTTGGCATTGCTGATGGTGGTACGAATGCCACGTCTGCTGGTGACGCCAGAACCAACCTTGGCCTTGCCATCGGTTCTGATGTTCAGGCTCATGGGGACATTCTCGATGATCTGTCTGGTCTGACTCAAGCTGCAAACAAAGGTATTTTCTTTGATACCAACAGCACTGCAGCCACGTTTGACCTGACTGCTGCAGGTCGAGCACTGCTTGATGACGCTGATGCTGCTGCTCAGCGAACCACCCTTGGGTTGGCAATCGGTACAAACGTACAGGCTGCAAACTCCAACCTCTCAGCCATTGCTGGCCTGACATCTGCAGCTGACAAGCTTGCATATTTCACAGGTTCTGGAACGGCTGCGGTTGCAGACCTGACTTCGTTTGCTCGCACGCTGCTGGATGATGCAGATGCATCTACCGCTAGGAGCACCCTTGGTGTTGCAATCGGCAGCAACGTTCAGGCTTATTCAGCCCAGCTTGCTGCTTTTGCTGCTTTGGACGATAGCGATGGCAACATCGTTGTCGGCAACGGATCTACATTCGTTGTTGAGTCTGGAGCGACTGCACGTACCAGCCTTGGCCTTGGTTCAATGGCGACACAAGCAGCGAACAGCGTTGCAATTACAGGCGGCACCATCTCAGGCATAGAACTAGATGGGGGTTCGTTCTGAGTTAACAGATACATCCTGCTGGGTAACACCAGCAGGTTTTTTTATGGACACTAATCAGAACCGTCCCATTGACCCTGCCACTAATGTAGGCAGCGGAAACGTTTCCCCACTCTTCCATGATCAAACGTGTCATTGGTGTCGCCGGTATGGCAGCTGTGCTGGCATCTCCTGCTTACGCAGGCGAGTTTTACGTGAATCCTGAGTTGAACGTTGGCGCTGGTATGGATTCTGGTGTTGGCTCTGCCATCCTGGAAGGCCATGTTGGTTTTGACTTCGACAATGGTGCTTACATCCAGGCTGGTCCTGCCCTGCTGATCCCTGACTCTGGTGAGACTGGAGATGTTGAGATCAGCGGCAAGGCTGGCATCAGTAATGGTCCTCTCTACGGCGAGGTTTCCTTCATCACTGGTGATGAGCTGAGCCTTGGTTTCAAAACTGGTGCCAAGTTCTCTTTCTGAGCTATAACAAAGCTGTCTTCTCACACAGGACAGCAATTTGCCCCCGTTTAGGTAGAGCTGCACGGGGGCTTTTTGTTGCCTAAACAGCTATGCAGAAGGTTTTCAACGTCTTATCAGTCTTGGCCTTTGTGATGTCTGGAACGCTGGTTACAGCGACGATTGTTGCGTTTGCTCGCGTTCCAGGAATGGTTCAAGACTATTTGGACGAGGCCACTAGTGGTGTTATTGACGAGGTGACAGAGGTTATACCTAGTCAGATTGATGAAGCGATGCCAGAACTGCCGACAGAGACTGGCTTGCCGATTAAGTTCCCTTGACACAAGAAAACCCCGCCTAGGACGGGGTTCTCAGGTGCCGACGCTCTAGCAGAACAGAGGCTGATCTAACAGCTTGGGGACTAGGTCTAGCGATAGCCGCTTTGTAGAGCACCGTGTTTCGTTACCGGAGTTGGCTAACTCTCCGATCCCTCCCCCTGTTAAGGGGTCCAAGCCGTACTTGGCACACGACATGCCTTTTATAGCACGGTCAAAATCAGGTAACCATCTTTGTATGGGCGGTTGGATCGTCGTCATGAGCTTCAGGCCCGAAGCCTTCAGCCTTGACTTTTGCCATATCAAGTTCTGGCGCGGGTGCTTTTGGTTTCTGCTCAAACGACCCTAGCCATTCTCGTAATGAGTCTCCTGTCGGAGTGCCCTTGGGCCATTTAATGTGGCGCAAGATCATCTTGTGATCTGTAAACAGTCGAGACGACCTGCCACACCAAACTGTGTAAGTAATCTCAGGTCCTTCGCGTCTACGGTTTCTCTCGATCCAAAGCTGACCAGCAACAAACCGTTCACCTTTCATGCCGGAAATCCCTGAGATTGGTATTGGTGCGGTGCAAGTGCCGGAGATTCCGGCTTGGCGTGCCATGCCTCCACAGAGTATTCCGGTTGCGCCTCCGGTGACGTTACAAATTGGTTTTCCTGTTGCTGATATTCCAGGGTGTGTAGAGACCAGAAACTCAGGAGCAGGCGACAGGGAGATCTATAACACCGATCCAAAGGGCAACATTACGGTTTGCGGCGGTCAAATGCCGTCATACAAACCTATTGATTACACACCTGGGACGTTAGTGTATGGCGCGGCAAAACCTCCACCGCCACCAGAAGAAGAGGTAGAGCCAAAGAAAGAAAAACCGGCTGGTTCCTTAGGCCAACCGGCAGTGTCTCTTCCATCAGGTCGTGGCGTTCCTGACATCCCACTAGATAGCAACGAGTTGCCATGCCCGCCACTGGATGCTTTACCTATTGGTGTCAGAGGCAAGCAAGGGACTGGGATTGTCATTGGCTACAAGCGTGTCGATGGTCAGTGCATAACGCTGTATGACCGCTTGCCGATCGACAAAATTATCGACAACTACCTGCCTCCTGCACCTGTTGCGCTGACGACTGGTGTAATCGCTGCAACGGCTGCAACATCAGCCATCGTGGCAAAACCGTTAGGTGAATACGTGTTGAAGCTGGTCAAACCTGCTGTCAAAAAGACGGTAAAGAAGCTCAAGGGGATGATTGGGAAGAAGCCTCGTCCTGAGTCTGTTGCTGAGCGGATGAAGTTTCAGCGTTCTCTCCGTAAGTGATTTTGTGGATGTGGGGCGGTATGACACCTGGCGGATTTTGCAGAACTACGTCGGCACAGATTGACGCATAAGGCGAGTCAGGGTGAAAGCTAATGCCTTGTTTCATTAATTCTGCACAATTCTTAAGTCTGGCGATTTCGTAGTTAAGTCGCTTGTCAGCAAGCTGGGCGTCGAGCAAAGCCACCTGCTTCTCGGCTGCTTTCCTACAACTTTTGACGTGAGAGCGGTCAAGCGGTACTGAGATTGTGGCTGTAATGCCGCCGTTGATTGAGTAATTAGTTTTTTGACCCGTCCTGATTGGACGATAGTAAAGGACATTACCCGGATTATCGGGCTGGCCATCTGGGACGGGATTACCCTCCGGATCTGTCGCGCCAACCAAATCGAGCTGATCGTAAACCGGTTCTTGGTAATAGCTTTCATAAGGATGTGCCCAGCTAGTGGTTGTACTTAGGAAAGGATTGATGTGAAGAGTCGCTCCCTGACAAGATATTCCTGCATAGTTGAACCCGAATGTGCGTGATGGCACCACTTGCACAGCTTGGTTTGTAACCGACCCAGAGCTGTTGGCTACTGGAGCGGCAGTACTAGACACTTGTGCTTGTGCTGGAGCGGAGAGCAGCAGAAGCGTTGCTATGACTCGCTTCATTGGGTAAAGGTACTTGTGGTTTCAGTTATAGATTCGATGTCGGTGTCGCGGTTGATGAGCGTATGGTTCACCAAGCCTGGACCTTGCAGTGTTTCGACGAACTGCATGGCTTCACCTTGATTAACGATTGTCCAAGTTGGCTTGGTTGCAGCATCAATGCTGGTCCATTTACTGGTGATTCCTTGAATGGTGTTTGACGTTGTCGTCAGATCCATTGGAGCGATAGCAGCGTCAGTCTTGATATTTGTGCCACTGACTGAATACTCGTAGCCAGTGCGGTACTCATATGAGTTGATGACCTCTGTGACCTTGGTCTTGGTCGTTGTTGTGGAAGAAAGAACGCCTTGCGAAAAGTTTGGAACGACAGGCACGGCTGCTGCTGGTGCGGCAACAAGCAAAAGCAGCAACAGAATCATTTGATCGTCAGTTCTTGAATGACTTGACCGATTGCAGTTGTACCAGCGCCACCAGCGGTGACAGCAATAGCTCCATCGGTTGCGATGGTGCCAGCTAGTGTTCCAGCAACTCCACCCGATGTAGTCGTTGTATTACCGAAGACTGGCAGTGCTGGGACTACTCCGGCGGTGACTGTTGTTGAGAGTACGGTTGGCACGTCGTCTCCTTCTGTATAGCTTTCGCTGTAACTAAAAGCATCGCCAGCAGTAGTAATGCTGTAAGCGCCAGGAGTGTAGCCGAGAGCAGTTCCGGAACTAAATGCAGTGAACTTGCTAGCGGTATCCAAAGTGACGTTAGAGCCAGATATTGCC